CACCGCCACCGCCGTTATTGCTTCCCGTTGCGCCTGTACCACCAACGATTAAATAATCGACAGTAATGAAAGATGGCTTGTTATTTGGCAAACCAAATGCACCGCTTGCAGCCGCACCAATTATTGCTAAACGTGGCATTACTGTCCTTTAAGCAAATTTACTTTGCGTTGCAAGTATTGTAAACGCAGCACTTCCGGTTTTTATAATTGCATAAGTGTAAACATCAATTGAATTGATATTGCCAGCTGTAGGCGTTGCACCACTTTGCCATTTAGGTGTAACAGCCGAACCATCAACTTGTACAGCAGAGTTGTAGTACGCAGTTGCCCCTTGAGTAGCCATAAAGACAACGGTAAGCGTCTGTCCCGTAGCCATCAATGTGTCCAATGAAACGCCGCTTGTTCCACGAAAATTTAATGTCCAGTTACCGCTTGCGTTTGTTGTGTAATACAAAATCGGTTGCGTTGAACAATCAAAGTTAATTGTGCCAGTTGCTGCTGTTGCCGATACGGTTGTTGTTTCTTTAATAGCATTAAATGTCGCAGCACCAGTAAAAGTTGATGCACCGCCAACACTTAAATCACCGCTAAGCGTTAAAGTTGTTAATGAAGTAGAAATGCCAAGCAATTGAAAATTAGTGCCATCGTAATAAATGATATAAAAATAACCGGATTGAATATCACCCGCATTTAACGCACCTAGTGGTGTGACAATTGATTTTGCACCCAAACTACTAATATTGATTGTCGTAGCACCGCTGTTTGTGTTTGCAGCAACAAAACCAAACATCTGACCAGCGCTGTATGCAGTCAAACTTGGGCTGACCGTAGCTGTAATTGTGTTTGTGCCAGATACCGTTAAAAACGTGCCGTATGCGCTTTGGATTTGCGATACCGTTGCAGCGTCAGTTCCAGCTGTACCAGTAGCCAATCCCGTTATCTTAAAATTCCCCATTGGAATATTGGCGGTTGGCGTTGTTTGACCGTCTTTAGTCAACGCTGTAGTGAGGCCAGTAGCCAAGTCAGCAGTCAGCGCATTGAACGCTGTCGATGAAATGACTGTGCCTGTGACAACTGGCTGCCCAGTTGAGTTGATGACGAATGTCCCAGAGCCGTTGAAAGACATTTAAATTACCTCTTATTGATTTATTAATTCGGTTGTTGGCGCACCAAACATTGCAGGAGTTAATTGACCTCGTAAAGCTGCTGCCATTAATCTACTTCTATCTTTAGGTGCTGCTTGAGCAATTAACTGTGCCGTTGCTTTTGGGTCTAGTAACGCTTGGGCTAACTGTTGTTGCATAGTTTCCGTTGCGTTTTCATAAATCTTTCGTGCTGGTGCGCCGAGATAAGGCATATTAACCAAACCAAAAGGTAACCCTGTTTTTTGTGCAATATTTGCCATAGCAAGGTTTTGAAACGTGTTTGACCCTACGCCTCGACCATAATCTTGTGCATTACTTTTTCGTGCTAACTCTGTTGCAATGTTTCTTAAAGTTTGCAATTGTTCAGGATTACTAGCAAATAATTGCTCTAAATCATTACCACCAAATCCCGTTGCTAGTTTAGGAGTGTTTGGATTTCTTAATGCTTCAGAAAATGAACTAATATTTTCTCTAAGCAAATTACCTTCTTCACCAACGGCAGGCACTAATTTGTTTTTTAAGTATTCACCAACAGCCATTTGATTTAACGGTTTGCTGCCTTCGGCATACGTTGCAACAGCTTCAGCATACTTTGGGCTTTGACGTTGCAAAAAAGACATAAGCCTTTCTTTTACGCCCATCAAAATACGTTTTTCGTTATCACCTTCAGCAGTTGCAATTTGCTTGTCTAGCGCACGTTTAGTGTAATCAAGCCCTTGGATTGAACCTTTTGGGTCTTTAATATCAATGCGTTCATTTTTTGCCAAAACAATGGCATCTTTCATGGCTTGTTGAATAGCAGGTGTATCTAACAAATCTGCCATTTCAGCGTTTGCGGCATCACGTTCTATTTTAGGCAATATTTTGCCTGTCAACGGATCAACATTTACATTTAAAGTTTGCTTATATGCTTGTTTATAAAGCAAATCAGCAGCATCTTTTCTTGCTGTTTCAAACAATTCTTTTTTGCCTACGTCACCAGCAATTTCGCCAATTGCCTCACGACGAGCTTGCACATTAGCAGCCTCTCTTGGCGCAAACATTTGAGGGTATTTTGATGCGGCCTGACGTTGTATCGCTTCTAAGCCACCGCTTTCCGAAATATCGCCAACCGTAGGCTGAGAACCTGGCACTAATCCTTCCGCTTGATCTAATCGGTTTACAACATCGCCAATATCGCTTGGTCTAATTTGACCACGCAAATTTGATCCAATAATTGCTTTTTTACCTGACTCTGTAAATGGTTGAGCCAACGCTTTAGCAAGCTCGTAGCCACGCCCAATAATTTGACCAACAGGAGCAAATGCAGCACCAAACACGCCACCAGCGCCAGTTTGAATAGCTTTTTGACTTGCAAAATTATCAAGGTTTTCAGTAACGGGAGTTAAAGCGCCACCAGTCAATCCCATGTAAGCGCCAGACTCTAATAAGCTAGGTATTGTCTTTGCCATTGGCGCAAGTTGTTTCATTAAAGCTAAATTAGGCAAATTTGCTGCGTTACCTAAAAACCTTGAAATATCTGCACCTTGAAATTTTGTCGCTAATTTAGCGGCATCCATTTCGGCTTTTCTTTTTACAATGCCTTCGTCAACGCTTGCAGCCTGTTCATCAAGAAATTTGCTAACTGGATTAGGATTTAACCCACCTAACGATGACACGGTAGACAATGCTCTTGGCAACAATTGAGCGCCTGCGTCAATAAACTCGCCTGCACCGCTAATAAACCGACCCGCTGGTGACGCAAGAATCTCTTGCCCAATGCTAGGCTCGTACTTAGACATATCTAAGCCATTAGCCTTCAATTTAGCGGTTAATTGCGCTTGTGTAATGTTGTCTGGCACATCTTTAATGACCGTGCCATCAGGTAGCGTAACGTCCATTATTTAGGTAAATCCCCGAAATTGATGGTTTTGGGTGCAGACCCTCTTTGCAGCGGCACATAAGCCTTGCCAGCTCTGCTGTAAGTTTGCTTAACGCCTTGTTCAATAATGTCCAAGTAGTCTTTAGCCGCTTTATTAAATGCATCTTCAGACGTTGCTGTAGACATACGATTTTTAGCTGCCGTAGCTTTTGCGCCTTCAACTTCAGTAATTGCACCAGTTCCACGCAAAGTGTCAATTGCAGTAAGAAATGCACCACCTTGTACTTGATCCATTCTAGACCGGAAATCAGCTTGCGCCGTACCTGGCACATATTTCATGCCTGGCACTCCCATGCCAACAGATGCTTTGAAGCCAGGGTGAGTAAGTAACTCTTGCACGTTTTTAATTGCAGTATCTGCGTTATCAATTACTTTTGGCAAATCAATAACTGCTTGCGCTTGTGATGTGCCTGTTACTCTGCCACCCGCTTCAGCAGCTGTGACTTGTCCTGCACGAGCAGATGCAACATCAGCTGACCCAGGTGTTGCAGTAATAATTAAATTATTTTGTGCGTCTCTATTTCCAAGGTTAATTGTTTCGCCTACGTCTGTTTTTGGAACAAATGGTGGTGGTACTTCGCCTGGCGCTGTCGTAACAGAACCAGCAGGTGTTGTCATTGAAAGGTTTTTACGCAATTGCGCTTGTGCGTATTTTGTGTATTCAGGGTTTGGCGTTCCATCAGGATTATTTGGGAAAATACCCGCATCAGCCAATTGTTGACGTAAATCCGTACCTTTTTCAATTGGTTCATATCTGCTTAAATCAAAATTTCCACGCGAATCTGCTTGAACAAACAGCGTTTTGCCTGTTGTTCTATCTCTTACAAACATTGGAGCCATTGAAGATGGCATATTATTAGTAACTCTCGTTGCACCCGCAATTTTTTGACGAGTTTTGTATTCATCAATGCCAATTGGTGTTCCACCAGCCGCTCTTGTTTGTTGAACGTAAAGATTGTATTCAGCTAATGGGCCAGATTCTTGTTTGCCTAATCTTTCGTACTCTAGCTTGGCAACTGGTGCGGCATAAGGGTTGCCACTCATTAGCATTTGCACAAGTCTTTGATTTTTTTGCTCTGGGCTTAATGGCGCACCGCTTGTTGGTGGGATTGCTGCTTGTGGTGCAACAGCAGGCTGATACGCTACGGCAGGCGTTTCTACGTTGCCAGACGGTGCTGTTTGTAGATTTGGATTATCCTCAAAGTCAGAACCCATTGGGGTAAATGACGTTGCAGGACGTGCTTGAATCTCAGGCATACCCATAACTGCGGCACGACCAGGCGAGGCTTGTGGGTTAAGGCTTGACAACATCTGTTGCGCTTCAGCCCTTGCTTCTTGGTTTAGCTTGATACGTTCTTCATCGCCAGTACCTCTTGCGCCCATGTACGCTTGCAACACTTTAGCAAGTCCCGACAACGGGGAAATAGGCGCTTGAATACCTTGATAACTGTTAATTTCAATAGGCTGAAAAGCCTGTTGCTGCATAATCTGCGCTAACTTTTCGTTGCGCTGAATTGCCGCTAACCTAGTGTTGTAATCTAAGTTCATAATTAAGTCCCCATGTCACCCGTGTAATTTCCGCCTTGAGCGTTTGCTTGGTCAAACATACCGCCAGTCTGAGCTTGACCAAGTTTTAAACGAGCCATGTAATCTTGCATATCTTGCATCTGATTTTGTTGGTTCATTTTGCCGTACATACTCATAGCGTTTTGTGCGCCAGACATAGGGTTTTGCATTTGCGGCATTTGCCCCATGTCTTGACCTTGCAACTGAGTCGGCTGGGCTTGCTGTTGCAGCATCTGAGCCATTTTCTGCTGCGGAGTCATATTGACATATTGGTTAAGCATTATAGTTTCCCGTAATTAACCATCATATAGCCGCTTGAGTGCGGAACAATTGCATCTGGCATTACTTTAGCCACTTCGTCTGCCATTACGCCACGCTCACGATTGCCAAAAATGTCGTACTCATAAATACCAATTCCTAATGGGTGAGTACCAATTTGTACGATATTTGATTTTAAACGCCTATCAGAGAATTTCGGTGCAAACATTGCTGCCGTACCCAATGCGCTAAACAAGCCCTGAGTCGTTGCGTTATTGCCTGCCTGCTGAATACCGTACCTTTGCATATCCGCTTGATTTTGTGCTTGCGTACCCGCAAAAGTTGGTGCTGGTGCAACGCTAGTGCCTTGATAGCCTTGGAATTGTGGTAATTGAATCTGTGAACCACCCATAAGTCCAATAACTTCGTTGATCGGTTGCGAACGCAATGCCAAATCTTGCGCTAGTTGCTGTTGTTGTGCGGTATTTTGAAACTGAGCTTTGTTAAGACCTTGAGCAAATTGTGTGCCTTGACTCTGCATCCCTTGACCAAAATTCTGACCCATTGCAGTGTTGTACAGTCCTGCTCCTGCCAATGCTTGGTTAAAGCCTTGTTGATTAGCCGCCATGTCCAAGTTGATGCCTTGGAGCGCTGCTTGGTTATACAAGTCATTTACGCCCATTTGACGGTTGCGGTATGCAGCATCGTAGGCCGCTGTGCCAGGCGCTAAACCTTGGTTTGCTAACGCTTGCTTAAACGATGTGTCACCCTGTGCAATCGTAGGGTTCAATCGTTCCATAATCAATTGTTGTGCAGTTGTTCCCGCATTGATAGGCATTTTTGCAATTTGACTACTATCAATACCTGTCTGAGCATTAAAATTAGTTGCTTGAGGCACTTCGCCATAGCCGCCAAAATTGCGCTGAATTTCGGTAGATGTTGGCACAAATGGTCTTTCAAGCGTAGCCCTTGCGTTTGCAATGCCAGTTTCGCCTAAGTTTGCCAAAGCCGTTTGCACACGTTGCTGTGAGTCTAAAGTCTGCTGCGCTTGTGGTGTCAGAGTTTGCGTAACAGTCGGTTGACCGCCACCAACCATAAACGCTTCACGGGTTGGCGCAGCACCTCGTTTTGCTTGTGCAGCATCAAACCCTGCTTGGTCAAAATAAGTGGAATCAGTGCCAGAATCACCAGCACCGCCGCCTGTTTGATAATATTGATTACGGTCTACGTTGCCAGCGTTATAGCGAGCCAATTCTGCATCATATCCAGATTGGTCAAATGTTGGGCTTGAATAGGTAACAGTCTGATTCCCAAATGGCGTAATCATATTTGGGTTTGACATAATATTAGACTGTCTAGCCGCCGCAAGGTTATCAATGCCTTGCTGCTTGGCTGCGCCGACATAATCCGGTGTTGGTGGTGCTGATGCTGATTTACCCATTTTCTACTCCAAGAAATCGGCAATTTTCTCGTGCCAATGTCAAAAATATAATATCGCCATCCGGTACTGCATCCTTAACCCTTGCTTCTTCTACAAAACCCATTTTCGTAACTAATTTTAGGCTTTTTGCATGGGTACTGCTTACCGGAACAATAATCTTTTTTACTTTGCAAAACTTAAAAGGGTAGTCAAATATTGCCTTTAAATACCCTTTTGTCATACGTCCTTCAATTGCTATGTGGCACACAATCGAGGCTTTATTCCAATTCTCGTAAATCACACCTGCGATAATCTGACCATCACGCTCTAAACCAATTGCTTGCGAACCTTCCGCAAAATACTTACCTTGCACTCGATCCGCAACCCAATGGCCTACTTCAGCGCCCTGGACTATATGCCAGGCCATCCTTGTTGGTAAACAATGTCCGTCGATGCCCATAGAATTGTGATTCCTTGAGAGGCAGATTTAAACTGTGTGCCAGCGCAATATCCGATCCCGGTTACGCCTTGCCAATTGTTTGTAATTACCGTGTCTGTAGACCAATAGTCTACATCCCACAGCGCAGTGTCCCATTTAGCATTTATTTGTGGACTAAAGCTAAGTGCCGCAGTCGTATCTGCTAGGTCAAAATCAATGTTTAATCCAATAAAAATTGACGGTGTGCCGTTAGTAAAGATTGACGGTCTAGCTCTTGTAAAATACTTTTTTACTCCACGAGCATCAAAGTAATTAAACGCTTGCAACGCATAAGCGTCAATGTCGCTTACATCATCAGCAAAGTTGTCATCCCACGCATGAGCGACAAATCCGTTGCCACCCCAATACGATTCATTATTAAAAATTACCCAACAATTAGCGTATTGACCCGTAAAATTGCACCATGCTTTTGTAATGTTATTCATTACATATTGCTGTTGTTGACCCTCAGCAATAGGCACGTTGACCGTTAAAGCATTGCGTTGCGGATCAAAAGTAATGTCCCACCCAAAATTACCGCCATATTGTTGCGTTGCGGCATTAAATGCGCCTTGAATTTTGTCAGATAAGGCAATTCTTGGATCAAGCCTAGATGATTGCAAACTCGCCGCTAGTGGGTAAAGACCGTTATAAGTCAATATCAGTATGTCACCGCCGTACTTCATTAAACAACGCTTGCCAACGGGCTTACCAAGCCTCCAAACGCCTACTAGCGCCCACTTTGTAGCGTCTGATGGGTCAGTGCCACTCCAAACAATTACCTCGCCATTGGACGTTATAAACACCAAGTTATCGTCTACTCCATAACCTGCATCAAGCGTCCAAGTTCCCACAGCGACTAAGTACCCACCAAGTTGAGCAACCGAACTCATGTCGATTGCAGCAGCTGCGCCTGCAATGCTTAAAGTTGGCAGATACCATGCTTTAAGAGTCGAGGCTTGCGTAAACCACACTTGGTTTTTAAAGATAGTAATGTTGCTTAAAGTGCTTGCAGTCACGCCTGTAATAGTTGGATTTGTCCAAACCGAACCGTCATACAGTAATGGCGCATCAACGCCATTGACCGCCATAATGTAGCCGCCAGCAGGAGTTGTGACGTTTATGTATTCCCACTTTGCGTTACTCAAACCCGTTTTGACAGCAGCGCCAACCGCACCGCCCGCCGTACAGTCATAAATTGATGTAACTGCAATCGCAAACAGTTTGTTAGTCGCACCGCTTGAGTACGACATAAGCGTTTGAACTTGACCCGTAATGCCTGTTGAGTATTTTGTGTAACCGCCACGCAATACCACATTGTTGACAGTCGGAAAGAAATTGGTCAACTGGACAGCATCAAGCGTGTCCATGTTTGCAATCGAATCACGCACGTTCCAACCGCCAATCGGGGATGGTAGCGACTGAACACGAGCTGCTGTGCCTTGAACAAGTCGGCTTGCCATTAGTTTGTCCCGTAGCCAGTATCAGGTATGTTGTCGTATCCGATCAAGACCGTGCCTGGGCGTGGCGCAAACGACAAGTTAGCTGCCGAAGTATCCTGCGCCCGAACAATCTCAAATTCCTCGATATAGTTGCGATACATTGCCGTGGTATCAAAGCCTTTAGCTTCAAAATACTTTAGCTTTGTAGCCAATACCATCAGCCGATCAGGATAAATACAGGTATCCGTGTCGGCAGTAAATGAATTCTTGACTACGCCAGTATCGGATTCTGCCCAACCTTTCGAGCGATATTCGTAGCCCAAAAGCTCATTTGTGGAAACGCCAGGCCAAATTTGAAAATATTTTCCTAACAAGCGCCAACGAATCCGTGGGCCAGTCGAAATAAATCCTGATAACAACCATTCCCATTGCTGTGGGCTTTCTGGCCCGAGCATTTCCCAATGTTTGGATTTGTCCCAATGGGTGCGTGGCACAGTTGATTCGTAGTCTGATGGCAAGTCATATTTCAC